TGGAAAAACAGAGCATTGTTACTTTAAAGAAGGAGAGATTGTCCTTAGAGACGGAGGGCCTTCAAAAGAACCTACTGGGACATTAGTAGAATGGTTGCCATCAGAAGAGTTTTTTGAACATATTGAACCAGATGTTGCAGCTCTCAAGAAACTCTTTAAAGTTCTCGTTAGCCTTTGCCCAGGTCTTACTATTGATTTTAATAATAAAGGCGAAAAAAACATCTACCATTCAGAAAATGGTTTAAATGATCTTGTAGATGAAGCAACGACAGGTAAAGAAATCCTTAAGAGCCGTTTTTGCGTAAACTATGAGCAAGGTAAGAATAAAATTGATTTTGTCCTTACCTATACTTCCAACTACTCCCTTACTATTGTTCCATATGTGAATACCGGCCTCACTGAAGCAGGACCTCATATCGTACAGATCAAGACACTTCTCACACGAGAGTTTAACAAATTCTTCCGTGAGAAGGGTTGGTTAAAAGAGAAAGATGATAACCTAACTGGTGATGACATCCAGGAAGGTATGTATATCGTCTTTAATATCACCGCACCTAATGTTGGTTACGATGCACAAGTAAAGTCTCGCGTTACCAAGTTGGACATGAAGCCTTTCACCAGTATTCTGGCGGAACATTTGCAATTCTGGCTTAGCGCCAACGAGAAAGACGTTAAGCAAATTGCAGATAAAGCACTCAACGCAAGGAAAGCGCGTGAAGCCGCAAAGAAAGCGCGAGATAGTGCTAGAAACATCAAGAGCAAAAAGGAAAGCGGCCTGCGCGCCAAAGCAGCTAGCGGCAGTAAGTTTATCGACTGCGGGAATCGTAGCCCTAAGGATCGCAACCTCATGATTGTTGAGGGTGTGTCAGCAGCGTCCGCGGTTGTGGAAGCGAGAAATCCAAAGACGGATGCAATTTACCTTTTGCGCGGTAAAATTACAAGTCCGCTGAAAACAGATCTCAATAAACTCCTTGCTAGTACCGAAGTAGCAGACCTTACCAAACAAATTGGAGCGGGTTTTGGAAAAGACTTTGATGCAAGTAAGATTCAGTACGACAAAATAATTATCGCAAGTGATGCCGACTCAGACGGTGAACATATAGAGCTTGAGCTAATCACGCTCTTCTTCACCTATATGCGTCCTCTCATTGAAACTGGACATCTCTATCGAGCAATCACTCCTCTATATATTGTCCGCGATAGTAAGAAAGAGTTCTACCACTGGACAGAAGAAGAACACCAAGCATGGAAAGCTTCTGGTGGTAAAGGAGAAGTAACTCGTGCAAAAGGTCTTGGCGAACTTAATGCTAAGGATCTGAAGTCGGTATGCTTTGATAATCAGCGTTATAAGAGAATTACTATTAGTGATGCAGAAGCAGCAGAAAAGCTACTCAATATCCTTATGGGCGGTAGCGCAGACGCAAGAAAGCAGTATATCTACGATAACGCAGAAAGGTTGGGCTTTAACTTTGATTAATGATAATATAATTGAAAGAGATATACTTGATGAAGCGAAAGATAACTTCCTAACATATAGCTCCGAAGTTCTCACTGATCGCGCAATCCCTTCTGCTGAAGATGGCCTTCTTTCTTCTCAGCGTAAACTCCTTTGGACAATGGCAGAATACCTTAAAATGGATAGTAAGAGCAAGACTAAGAAATGCCAGTCTATCGTTGGTGCAACTCTTCTTACCTCCTACTTCCATGGCGATATGTCATGCTATGGCGTTCTCCGCAAGATGTCCCAAGATTACCTCATGCGCTATCCATTAGTAATTCCACAAGGTTCTCTTGGTACCCAAGAAGATAACGATATGTTCTCTAGCTCTCGTTATACTGAGGCAAAACCGTCTATCTTCGCAGACCTCATGCTTACTGACTATGAGAAGAATGTCGTTCCCAAGAGAGAAACCTATACTGGCGAATATATGGAACCAGTCATTCTTCCTTCTCTCTTTCCAAATGCCCTTTGCAATGGTCGTCAAGCAATCGGTATCAGCATGAGCCACTCCAGTCCTAGTCACAACCTCACTGAAGTGTGCAACGCGGCAATCGCTACCATAAAGAATCCGGCAATCACACTTGATGAACTTATGGAGATAATTCCTGGACCGGATTTCCCACTTGGTGGCACTATTATTAATAGTAAAGATGTACGAGCAGCATTTGATAGCGGTAAGTCCCGTGTATCTCTTAAAGTACGCGGCGATTATGAGATAAAGGGGCAAGATATTATCTTTACCACCATCCCATACCGCACCTACCGCAATAAGATAAAAGAACAGATCGCCAATAACATCGACATATTCGATGAATTAATTACTGACTATGATGATGAAAGTGGCCTTGGGCAGAATAGATTAATTTTCCATATAAAATCTGGAGTATCTCCAAGTTCTGCTCTTAACAAGCTTTTTGCTCTCACAGATCTCCAATCCACAGTGTCCTATAATATGAACTTTATCCTCAATGGAACACCTCGCCTTATGTCGTTGAAACAGTTGCTAAAAGCATACATCGACCATCAGGAGAATGTTCTCATAAAGGCAACCGAATACGATAAGGCTAAGGCAGAAGCACGCATCCATATTCTTGAAGGACTTCTGAAAGCACTCGATGTCATTGACGAAGTCATAGCAAGAATCAAGGCTGCCAAGGACCGGGCCGCCGCACGTTCTGCACTTATTAACTTCCTTTCTATTGATGAAATCCAAGCAAATGCCATTCTCGACATGAAGCTTGGCCGGCTAACCCGTCTAGATAAAGAAGAACTTGCAACAGAGCTAGAAGAAAAGAAAAAGTTCGTTGACTATTGCAATGGCATCCTCACTATCAAAGAACAGCGAGACGAAGTCCTTATCTTCAAAATTTCTCAACTTCGTGATAAATATGGCGACGCTCGTCGTACAAAGTTAGTTGATATTGAAGATGACACCAAGGAAAAGAAAGAAACTCCTAAACTCCCACCAGAGGAGTGCGTACTAGTTATCTCTAGCAACGCAATGGCAAAGAGAATTGCTCTCAAGAATTTCAAAACACAGCGCCGTAATACTGTCGGAACTAAGACTTCTGGCGATTATATCACTTTCTCTGGTAAGACAAATACAGAAGATGTCCTCATGGTCTTTACCTCTACCGGCAAGATGTATCGCCTACTAGTAGAGAATATTCCAGAGGGTAGCAACACTACACCTGGCACTTCCTTGTATAGCTTAATAAATTTTGAGAACAATGAAGTTCCTATGGCATTTACTACTTTAACTAGAGGTACAACTTACAAATACATATTCTTTGCTACGAAAAATGGATTAGTCAAGAGGGTTCCTTTGGAAGAATATGATAAACTCAAGCGCACTGGTGTCGCAGCCCTCAAGCTTAAAGAGGGAGATTCGCTTGCAGCTATCACTTTCATAAATGATGAACCCATTATGCTCATTACTAAGAATGGTATGACAATTCGTTTTGCCACCAAAGATATGCCAATCTCTTCTCGCATTGCTCAAGGCGTTAAAGGAATTGCTCTTAACGACGGAGACTCTCTCTATATGGCGCTACCGACCTCCGTTCCCGCGACTCATCTTGCTCTTGTTTCAGAAGCAGGATATGGCAAGAGAGTAGCAGTAAGTGATTTTCCAATGCAAAATCGTGGTGGGAAGGGACTATCTTGTTATCCAGGCCCTCTCGCCGGAGCAATGTTCGTTTCCGATGAAGATAGGATACTAGTCACTGGAGATAAAAGTTCTATCGTCATTGAAGCAACAGAACTTCCCGCACTATCTCGATCAGCTAGTGGTAATGCAGTTATCAAGAACAATAGCAAAGTAATTTCAGCTACAAAAGTATGAGAGGGAGGGTTAAACTCCCTCTCTTGTAATTATAATTAAATTATGATATTATAATTATAAGGAGTTGATAATATGAAGATTTTCATATCTATGCCCATGAATGGTAAACCAATAGAGGAGATTGATAAACGCAGAGCTGAAATAGAAGAACTTATGCGAAAAAGATTTCCAAATAATAAAATTGAAATTATTGATTCTTTGTGGCGCGGAGAAAAGCAAGGACCAGTTTGGCGTCTTGGCTATGCAATCGCAAAGATGGACACCGCAGATCTAGTGGTATTCGATAAAGGATGGAGACAAGCAAGAGGGTGCAAAATAGAATATGACGTTTGTGCCTATTATGGATTCAAATTTATGGAGTTGTAATGTTTAATAGAGATAAAGTTTACGAACTCTACCCTGGAGCAGAAGATATGATGCAAGAAGCAATGCTCATATGGAAGCTTCCCAGCGGAAAAGAGTCGATGATGAGCGAAGTTTGTAGTAATGGTCAATATTTCGCAGAGGAAAAACTCGATGGCGCTTGGTATCAATTTACAAAAGGCACTAATGGAGAAAAATATCTCTTTGGACGTACCATATCAAGAGTAACAGGACTGATGACAGAAAAGGGAGCAAATGTTCCCCATATTCTTTCCGCCCTTGACAGATTTCCAAACGGAACCGCACTTATTGGAGAAATCTACTTTCCAGGCTGTACCGCAAAAGATACCGTAACTATCATGGGGTGCCTTCCCGCAGAAGCAATCAAGAGACAGCAGAGTGGGAGAGGACCTATCCATTACTACGTTCACGACATTATCTTCTATGATGGCATCAACCTCATGAATACAGGAGCATGGGATAGATATCGGATACTGCAGGCGCTATGGCAAAAATTGGGACTGCAAGAATTTGACTGTTTGCGGCTGGCGACCTCTGTAGAGCATGACATCGAGGATGAGGTTTCGCGTATTCTTAATGCTGGTGGAGAAGGGATGGTACTTAAGAAACGTGATGCACTTTACTATCCCGGTAAACGTCCTGCATGGACAGCCATAAAGTTCAAGCAGATGGATGACACTGATCTTGTCTGTACGCGCACTATACCTGCCTCCCGCAATTACACCGGAAAAGAAATTGATACTTGGCAATACTGGGAAGGAGACGATCCGGTAACCAAACCTTATGCTCTTGGTTGGCATACTGCTATTGGCATAGGAGCATATGATGATGACGGAAATCTCGTCGAATTGGGTACAGTGTCATCCGGCCTCACCGACGAAGACAAAGCTGCCATGGGAGAGAATCCTGATAGCTTTATTGGCAAAGTAGTTTCCCTGCATTGTATGTCCATTGATAAAAAAGAGAAAACTTTACGTCATCCAGTCTTCAAATCCTGGCGCGATGATAAAAATGCACAAGATTGTAGAATAAACGAGGTATTCAAATAATGAAATCTAAGGTTATCCTTAAAAATGGCAAGGTTATCACTCTTGATAACGTCACTAATTTTTTCCATGACACCCGCGAAAATATTGACTATCTTTCGATTTGCACTGCGCAAGGCTCAACCACAGAATATAAACTTGATGATGTGGTAAAATTTGCTCTCGTTCCAAATCAGATTAGTTGACATAATTAAAATTATCTGATAATATATAACCATAATCTAGATAAGGGATATGGATTATGACACGGAAACAAATCAAGAAACACGCAGCTTCGATTCTTGCCTGGGAAAAGATTCGGCAAGATCCAGAAGCAACCAAAAAACAAAAATATGATGCTGAATAGAATATCAATTAGCTAACTAATATGATAATGGGATTGCCTCACGATTAGGGACTTGCTATTCTTGTTGAAATAGATGATATTGTTCAGCATCAATTAGAACAAGAAAAATCTTTATCACAAGGAGAAAATTAACTATGGCAGCCATGAAAGAGAATACTCGTAAGGTTTTTGAATTTCTAAAAGCAAATAGCGATCAAAATTTTACAGCAGCGGAAGTGGCAGAGGCTCTTGAGCTTGAGAAGCGTCAAGTCGATGGCATCTTTACTTCTGCTCTGTAGCGCAAGCAGCTTGGCGAGCGCGTTCTTGCTGAGCGCGAGAATCCAGATGGCACTCACGATAAGATTAAGTATCTTAAGCTGACCGATGCTGGTCTTGCTTATGATCCTGACGCAGAAGCTGAGTAATTACTAGGGAGAGAATTAACTCTCCCTAGCGCTATATAAGGAGCAGAATATGAAACCTGTTATTATTCAAGTTCCATCTAGTAAGGATGGAAAAGTAACTCTTACTGTCAAAGAACTTTAGGATATGCTTGATAAGGCATATGAGTCAGGGAAGCAAGATGGAACTACTCATTATGGATATTGTCCATATAAGCCGTGGTACTATACCTATAGTAATAGCACTGGAAATGATCCTAATTGCCCATCTTATATTACCACCTGCTCCTCCGACTCTAACGTTTGTTTAAATAATACTAACGGAGCAACCGCTTGTAGTTTGTAATCTACGGTCTTATTGCAGTAATCCTAGTTCTTTGCATCCTTCTAGTTAAATTTATTCGATAGTCAACTATTCGCATAGAAGAAAACAAACAATAGGCAAGAATAAATTAGTAGTTAGAAGAAAATGGACGAAAACTCAAGCAAGAAAATAACGCGCTGGAACAAGAGAAGAAAGACG